CACCTATCAGTACACGCACGAAGCCGTGGAAGAGTTGATGCGCGACGCCGCACAGGCTACGCGGGACCTCGAGGCGTTGAAAAAAATCGCACACGTCCAGATGTGGCAGAACGACCTCAAAAAATTGTACGCGTAAAGTAAGCATGGGCGAAGCTGCGCACGTCGCACTCAGCGCCATCGGTAAACAGGACACGTACCTGCTTTCAAAAGACCCAGAACAGAGTTTTTTTAATTACAACACCCAACAACACGCTGATTTTCGCAAGTTTCATAGGAACCGAAACATCGTCGCCCCATCGAACCGACAAGCCACGTGGCCGTTCGGGGAAACGATCAAAGTGGAGTACGACCCACGCACGAACATGGGGGACTATCTGTCGAACATGTACGTGAGCCTGACCCTTCCCGCGCTCGAGGCGGGTGGCAACTACGCCGACCAGGTGGGGCGACACATCTTTGAGTACGTGAAGATGTACGTGGACGAGATGGAGGTTGAAACGTTTTGGGGAGATTGGGGCATCATTCACGACGAGATGTACACCGAGATGTCGGAAAAAGTGGCGAACCGCTTCCTCCTGAACCGTTCGCTCGCCTTCGACACGTCGGACAGCGCGAACAACTTTGCCGAGTACGCGTCCGATGTGGTGGTGCCGTTGAACTTTTTCTTTTCTCGCAAGTACGCCGCGGACGAGTACGAGACGAACCAACCTAATCGTCCGTATTTCCCCGCGTGCGCCTGTCACCGTCAGAAGATTGTGTTTGAATTTAAATTCCATCCACAGACGTTCTTCGCGAACACCGCGCAGACCCTGACGTTGTCCGAGTTCGACATCGTGACCGAGGAGATCACCACCACGCCGGAGGAGCGTCTGTACGTCATGAACCAGAGGGGTCTGTGGGTGACCGACGTCGTGAAGAAGCACCCGGTGGCGACGACCGAACTAAACTCGACGGTCATCAAGAACCAACTCGTGCCAAACATTCCAGTGAAGACGTTGCACTGGTTCTTCCGCAACACAAAGTTCGAGAACTCTGGTGTGGTGAAAGAGACCGGGGAGACCGAGGAAGGGAATTTTTACATACACAACCGGTTCAACTTTAGCTCGAACGTGAACTTCGACCAGTTGAACACGTTCTTCGACCCGGTCATGGACAAGGCGCGATTCTTCATTCAAGGTAACCAGTTGCCGAACATGACGTCCTCGGACCACACGTACTTTAAGTATTACGTACCGTTTGAAAAAAGGTTGTCGCGCCCGATTAGAAACATTTACTCGTATGCATTTTCAATGCACCCAGTGAATGTTCAACCGTCGGGGAGTTTAGATTTCAGTCAGTTGGCGTCGAACAGGACGATCATCGAGTGCGACCTTTTACCGACCGTGGAGACGTATAGTTTACACATGTATTACACTGGCTACGAAACCTTCAATTTCGAGAATGGGTTCATGTCTCGTGCTTATTCGCCATGAGCGCGTCTCTGTGCGCGTGCATAAACGTGATGACGTCATTCTTTATACACCACTTGATGAAATTCAACTGCGCCACGGTCGTCTGAATTTCCTCATCTGTTCCAGGAATGGCGTACGAAATCTTCTCCGCGCGACAGAAGGGGTCGAACAACTTTTTACTATAGCCCAAGAGCGAACTCTTGTACGCGGTGTGGACGGTGAAGACTTTGCCGTCGTCCGTCTTGTACGAGGTGTGATTTTTCTTGGCGTAGTTCGTGATGAACCACTCCAAGTTTCGAAGGGAGATTCCTGATTTTTTGTTCAATACGTTCACGAGTGTAGCTTTATTCTTTTCGTCGTTGTAAAATGCATTGATGGATGATAGTAGAATATCTGATTTACTCATTGTTATTGAATAATATACTGTTTAAATCTATAAGCTTCTTTCGGTCTAATTCTAAGCACGCGGGGCAATTGTCTTGATACAGCACGTCCATGCCATGGATGTGCGACGTCGACATGTCGATGGCCACGGGTTGCAACTTCTCTCGTTGATACAGGTGCATCGTGCAGTACCCATGGTGCGTCCCTCGACGCGTGCACCGCACCCCATCCTTCTTCACCCCCTTACATCTCGTCCTGTCCGTGAACGCGGGCACATCGCGAAGCAGCAGGTCCTTTGATATGTTGTGATGCGTCGCGATGTGGTTGATGTATCCGTCGAGTTTTTCGTTGTATTCCAAAGTGACCGCGTCGAGCTGCGACCGCACGCGTCGCTCGACCTCATCCTCCATCATTTTTGAAATCCTCTGACTGAGGTCGTCCATCGTCTGTGATTTTAGAGAGCTCGAAATTTTTAAATAATTGTGCGATTGTGGTCTTTTGCTTCGCAGGGGCCCTCTTCTTCTTTGGGGGTTTATTCTTCTCAATTATTTCCCCAAAAATAGTTTGCTTTGGTTCTGGAACTAGGGGTTCGAGAAGGTCGCATACGGGGTTTAAAAACTTATTTAAGAAGTAATAGTGGTAATCCACGGGAATGTCGTGTTCTTCCACGTACTGTGGGTCCTCAGCCTTTTCGAACGCCCGCGCCCTGTGGTCGTCCGTCTTCGTCAAGAGGTAAGGCACGCGGTCGCCACTCTGCGGTTCTGAACCGGGCTTTCTCTGGCGCATCTTGTTATGCACCTGGACGTGTCCCATGGAGATGTCCCAACTTCGGTCGATGTCTTTGATGGACACGGGGGTGCCCTTGACTTTGTACGTATCCGAAAGGGACTGACTCAGTACGAGCTTCGAATGGGGCACATCTCCCGTCAAGAGCTCCAACGCCCGCTGTCTCGCCAACACCTGTGGGGGGTCGGGTTCGGAAGACTCTAAAATCACGTCGAGCAATTCTTTACACACTTCGCGCACGTGTGGGGTGTTGTCTCGACGCACCAATTGCAAACCCTTGACATCGATGTACTTGAACTCCACCTTTCCAGATTTGCCCTTCTCCCACAACTTGGCCGCGTAGCGTTTCTTACTGTAGAGAATGTACGGCATGTACACCTTTTCCAACTCCAAGTCATTGGGCTTCTTGAACAACTTTGTGCACTGCGCCGCCGCTTGCTCGCCCAATTCCCAACTGTAATCGATGGCATCTTGCCCCGTGCGCCCTTGCACGTCGAATTCAACCATGACGGAATCGGTGTTATGAACAATCATGTGTCCCGGACCCACGTGGAAATGATGAGACTCTGTTGTTAAGTCATAGACGTAATCCGACGTATTTCCAAGTGGCTCAATCTTTTTGATGGCCAGTGGATTGTGTCGTTGCGAACCCATGGTACACGTCTGTCTTATCTTGTCAGCTCGACAATTTATCGAGACGTTATAGCCAAGTCGTCGAGCGAGAAAACATAAACCCAAACTACCTTCTTTACCCTTCATGTCGAAACGTGTATCCCCATCAGATAGATAATACCCATCCCAAAATGACTTGACGATGTCAAGGGGTGCGTTGAGTATACACGGAGGCACTATCTTTTCTTTGTGCGCGTTATAAAACAATGCACGATAGCGCAAAGTGACATCTTTTATTTTGCCAATCGGCACCAATTTATACACGCCACTTGATTTCAGTGTATCCAAAATCTTCGTCTCAAATGGACACGCCTCTTGCATCGCTCCAAGAAGTGACATATTTGAATTATTCAGCGCCCAGGTGTACTTTTCCCCATAGTGGCCACACGACCCGTCCCCAAGAAAGAAACCCATGACTTTCGCTTCTGCGACCGTGATGTCGGTTTGAATTTCAGTCTCAAAGGCTCGCCCGCAATCGTGATGTAAAAGTTCAACACCGACGGCGACGTCCACGGGTTTCATCTCACGCTTATCGACCGACAATAAGCTGTGGTCTTCCGTGACGTCGGCAATCCCCGTGTGAGTCAAGACTCGGTATATAGGTTTATCTGTTTTATGTCGAATGACCTGTTTGATTTCTGTGAAACCCGTGTCTGACCACACCTCAACGCCGTGAACGTCTGAGAATTCTTTCCCATCAGACCTGGTCTCATACGCAGACACCAACGCATCGATTCGAGTGGTCCTTACGACACCATCGTGTCTGATTAAGAGGGCTGAATCTGGAGTCACGGAATCCCCATACCGCACCTTGGCCCCAGGGAAATGCGCTTCGACGTAGTTTTTGGTCTCCTCAATCATCGAACGCCCCTTGAATGTGACGGAACTCGCGATGGCCACGCACGGTAACATCCCTTTGGACGCACCGGTAAAACCATAACACGAATTCATGGAAATTTTATACGCCAACTGCTTGCCGTTGTACACTTCCTTCATCCCCTGCGTCGTCGCCGCGGCCATGTCCTTCTTGGCTTGTTTACGAAACTGTTTGAGCTCTGACAAGATGGTCGGGAGCACGCTCTGTGTGTTTTGTGCGAACGTGTACGACTTCCCCGAGGCGAGCGTGAACGTCTCGTACTCCACCCCTGGAATGTTTCCATAACGTCGCTTGTCCATGACCAGCGTGCTGTAGCATAGATTGTGCGCCATCATGATGGATGGATACAGCGACGCGAAATCCAGGGCGGTGATTGGTGCGTAATACGCGCCCGCCTGCGCTTCCAGGACGGTGGCGCCCTCGTAGCCCTCCTCCGTGAGCGCTCCTTGGTAGATGACTGGAACGAGAAACCCGAGTTCAGACGCCTTTTTACACAATTGCGAAAACACTTTAATTTGCTGACCTCTCTCGACGAGAAAACACAGCGGCACTGAAGTGGCTTTCGCCATTTCTAAGAGGTTGACGAGGATGCACAACTTTGAGAGAAGCTTGTGTGGAAGGAGGGTATCTTTGATGCAATAATCCGCGACTTGACCCAGACGCACCGGGTCACCCTCTTGAAACCTTGCAAAAATCTCCCTCGGGGGCATGTCCAACTTCTGGTCACCCAGGTAGAGCTGTGCGACGCTGTTCAACTTGTAACTATCGAGTTTGTACCCTCG